CCATCTCTCCGTCGCCGTTGCATGTTTCACAAACCTCGGTTTCTGTGTCTATGTATCCAACGTCACGGCCAAAGTTATGCGGACGTGGTACGTCATACTCAACATACCCATCACCCATGCAATCGGGACACGGAATCATGATCGGTGTCTCTTGCAGTTCCATTAATAGTTCTTTCATCTTACCCATGGTATTTGATCCTCTGATTAACTCCCAAGTTATAAATGCACTCGCGCTTGAAATCATCCAGTCGCTTGTAAATGTACTTCAAGTCGGTGATCTCTGGCGCATCAGGGTCATACTCCCCCATGATGTCCTCCAACCGATCAATTACATAATGCATGCATATACGGTCATCCATCACGCTACCTCCACTGTGACTGTGTGTATACTGTACTCCCAATTCTCCTCGCGGCTCGTGTCAACAAACGAATCCCGTGCCGCCTCCATCTCCTCCCGAGACGTGAACACATGCGCATCAACCCCGTACTTGGTCTCATGCGTCGCTACCCATAGCTGTACGTCAACCTGCATCACGCCGCCTCCCGAAACCGCACCATCGCACGGCGATACGCTTGATCCAAAAGCCCAACAAAACACTGGTAGTCCTCGTCCATCACGTCCTCCAACATGTATTGGTAGTCAGGGTTGGCAGCCATAAACTCCTGCGAATACGCATGGATGTGGTTCAATACAAAGTTGACCAACGCATCTTGGTCCATCGGTAACTTATACATACTGATACTCCTCAATAAACGCGAACCCGCCGCCGTTGCCCTCTTCGTCCATCGACAACGACATCTCAATCGTCTGTCCGCCCAACCGCAACGTAAACACAGGGAACGGCTCCAACGCATACTCGTCGTTCTCAAACCGAAACCCTATGATCTTCGCGCCTATCAACTGGCTGTAGTATTTGTGCATGTCCATCACGCTTCCTCCTCAATCTGCGATGGAAACCCGTCAGGGAACATCTCATCCAACAGCTCTTGCGTTTCCTCGTCGCTCGCATCGTCCATGTAATATGAAAACAGATCGTCCTTAACCATGTCCAAGACCGTTTCCACTTCCAAATCATCAACGTAGCGGTTTACCGCTTCCCAAATCATATCCTTGCGGTCCATCACGCTTCCTCCAATCTCAGATCGTGCGCCTTGTCCTCCAAAACGTGCGCAATATCTTCCGCAAACTCATCAGACAAAAGCCCATCTCGAAACAGCTTCGCCCAATACTCCAACGACTGTATAAACAACGCCCTATCCATTACGCGTCCTCCTCTTCAATCTCTGGTTCCCAACACTTGTCTTCTCCGTTGAGGTATGTGCCCTCGAACATCATGCCCTCGTCCTGATAGTCAGCGTCAACGTGGATACCCATCTCAACCAACTTGTTCCAAACAGGAATGGGCGGGGACCACGCTGTCCAACAGTTGAAAGTAAACGAGGCTTTCATGCTCTCAGGCAATACATCCTCGTCATCATGCAACGTCAACGGCTGCCTGATCTGAACATCCACAATGTCCCACTTCGTACCCCAGTTACTCAAACGCCAGTCGTACCAACCCTCAACCTCATACTCGCCCCACTTCGTCTTCGGGGAAAGCCACTGCTCAAACGGCATCGGATTAATTAGTTGACAAAACTGGGGGTTCCCTTTGTCAGACACTGCGTCGTACAATTCCTTGACCAAAAATCTCGGCCCATGGATGTGTACTTGTTGATAACAATGATTCGGCATTTTATTCTCCTTGGTTACTTGTTGAATACTTGTATTCTAATTGAAAGTTGTGGGGCAGTCAAGCCCCACGTTCGCTCTCGAAATAATCTTCCACCATCAGATGGACACGATACAAGGTGTCGATTGCAAAAGATGCCTCTTGGCTCTCGTCCCAGAGATACACCTTCCTGATCGTTGGGTAGGAAAGCCCATCCCATTCCAAACGCATCGGGTAATACCTATTTGTGTCGTTCATCCTATCAAGAAACGCTTTAATAGAACCGCAACGACCAACAGCAATCTCTAACGCATTCTGGACCTCGGTTATCTGTTTGTGGGGGTGTTCCATAACACTTTCTCCTATAGTTATAATTATAGTTATAATAGGTGTGGGGTTAAAAGGCAAGCAGTTCGCGGCTCTTGGCCCGAGTTTTTCTATATAACAGTTTTTCCCAGATTTTTTCAAACACTCATCAATCACTTTCAAATTTACCGTACTCAGCGTACTCAAACGCCTCATCATTGAAAACATTGCCAAAAACTGCCCTGTGCTGAGTACACCTGAGTACATTTGAGTACACTATCTGGGAGAAATCGCTATATAGAGAAGAGCTAGACAAGCAAAACCCCTTGGTATAAATTGTGAGTAGAACACAACGAGGTACACATGGCCAGTCTTGATAAGAAGATCGAAAAGAAGATCGAACAGGAACACGGTCGCACTTTGACCAACAGACAGAAAACTTTTGCTAGGCATATTGTCGAGGGGATTTACTCCAACGTAGAGTGCGCAAGGAAAGCGGGGTACACCCCCGACATGGCGGCAGAGCGAGCGTCCCGTTTGTTAAATGGCAGGGACTTCCCTCATGTTCTGGAATACATCCAAGAGTTACGCGAAGAGCGGGAACGTCGATATGGTGTGACCACCATCGGTCAGCTAGAGCGGTTATATAAACTATCTGTGGGTGCTGAAGAGGCAGGGCATTTCTCTGCCGCCATCAACGCGGAAAAAATCCGCTCTGCCTTGGGTGGGTTGACCATCGACAGGCGCGAGACAATCAACACCATCGATCAGATGTCGCGTGATGAAATCACCGCCCGATTGGCTGCCCTGCAGAAGCAGTATCCGCAAGCCTTTGTGATCGATGGCACAGCAAAGGATGTGACCCCATATGAGCAAGGGACCAGAGGCGAATTTTTGGACGCAGATTCGCAAAAGCTTACCGAAAAAGGCATTCGCGACGAGGATTGAAAACAAACACGGCGGCGGTGTGCCTGATGTTCACATCGTTTGGGACGGTAAACCGTTTTGGTTGGAGTTGAAATCAAGCAAAGTCAACGCAGTTAATTTAAGTCCCCATCAAATCGCGTGGAATATGGCGTATTACGCCCGTGGAGGGCTCAGTTTCTTCTTAGTAAAGAGGGCCGTGGACAACCACCTATTTTTATTTGACCCCACTCAGGGGCCCGCTCTGGCCCGCTCAGGGCTATCGGGGGCCGAGGGCCACGAATTTGAGAGCCTTGCGGCTCTGTGGGATCATCTTGCGGCTCTTGCGGCTCGGTAATCGGTTCTTGCGGCCTACGTCTTGCGGCTCGATACGCGATTTTTAAAACGCCCAAGGCGGGAGACAATCGCCTTGGGCGGTGGTTAACCAGGCGGGAGACAATCGCCTGGTTTATTTATTAATGTTCGACGATTGCGATTGATTTTGCCTTGCTCGATCCGCGGCATAACTTGCACGCGGTGCATTGCACGCGACGCCCTGCCTCTTTTGACGCGGGGCAAAGTGTTTCGAAGCCTAACGCGATTTCCCCAACGTCCGCGATGACGCGGAAAGTTCGGTTGCCTTGCTTCCATTGGGCGATGGCTTGCGCGTGGCTGTCGACAGATTGCATGGCAATGTCTGGACGCCATGGTTTTTGGTGTGTGTACGCTGTCCAAGTGTCGCATTCCGCTAGTAATTCGTCCCAAATCTCGGATGGTACGGCGGCGGGATCCCCATAGGTTCCGACGCGGACAAAACGGCCGCGCCCCATGTCACGCGCGGATCCCTCTTGATATACGCCATCCATGAAAGCCTTGTATACGATCAAAACGCCTTGCGCTATGTTAACGTAGCACTTGCGGCCTTTGGCAATCTTGCGCGCGGGGTCGGTTGTTGGTTCGCCGCGCATGACGCAATCGCCGCAAATTGAAAAGTCCGCACCAGTTTTGGACGCGTCGCGCGGATCCATGTCCGCGCGGATGATATAAGTTTGAACTACGCGCCCCGTCTTAGTGTTGCGGTTTGAATACGTCGCAATGACGACGATTGGTTGACCATCCAATAAGCTTGGCCCGTTGTAGATGATTGCATGTTTCATTGTTCACACCCCCAATTCGATTTTGGCATCGCTTGGATTAACCCATGCGAATAATCCGTTGTCGTATTTATTCATGACAAATTGGCTAATGTGGCTAGGCGC